TTTAATGAAAATTTCATAATCAGGAAAATCTTTTACAAAAAGCCATTGATTTTGGTCAAAAAATTCTTTAAATTCCGCAATTGTTTTAACTTCAATCCAATCATTATCATTCCTAAAATCATAAGGTAAAGGCACTGTATAACCAGGCCTTGTTATATCAATTTTTCTATGAATTATTGCATTAGCAATTTCTTTAGTTGAATTAATCTTTTGTTTTCTCATTTCTCAACTCCTATTAGTATTTTTTTGTATTGTAAGCGTCATTTAATTCTTTTACTGCATTTGTTGTTCTTGCACTCCAATTTGAATTACTATTGCTACTTTTCTGATTTATGTCAAGGTCGTGATAGTGCTTCTTATTAGTATTTACACCTAAAAGAGTTAGATAATTGCTTAATTCAGAACTACTTGAATTTTCAATATTGATATTTGCAGCTTTTAAAGTCTTTTTATGATCATCTGTCAGACTTGTTACAAGTGCAAGTTTTTCCTTTTTTTCATTCTCTTCAGCAATTTTTAAAGCTTCTTGTTTTGCTTCTTGAGCTTTTTTAGCATCTCTTGCATCAAGAAATTCTTGCATTTCAGATTTAGTCATTGGTTTTTCATTAACCTTTTTATCTTCTTTTTTAGATTTCTCAGGCTCTTGATTATCAACAATAGACTTCATTAAAGCCTGCATATTTTGATTCAATATATTAAACTGATCAACAGTAACATATTTGTCAGCCTCATTGTTTTCATTATCAAGATTTTCATCAAGATTTTCATTGTTTTCATTATCAAGATTTTCGTCAAGATTTTCATTGTTTTCATTATCAAGATTTTCAGTTTTTAGATCTACCATCTTACAGCTCCTTGCTGTTATCTTTAACAGCTAATTTATTAATTTCAGCAATCTTTTGTTCTGCAAGAGAAAGAGGAATGTCTCTAACATAACTATAAGCTTCAGCATCTGTATAGTAATTCCCTAGTCTCATCGCATCAGCAAAATCAAGTATATTCATGGGGTCAGCCTTAACCTCTAGAGGCCTAAAAATAATACCTTCATAGTTAAAGTTTTGCCCTGTCATTTCCTCCATCTTCTCAACAAGTTTTCTATTAAAAGTTTTAGCTTCAGACCTCTTCTTGTTTCTAACTTTATTTAGGTCTTCCATCTCTAACCTTTTATGCTCGCCACTCTCTTGAGAATTTCTTGAATTAGCAGCAATAACACTACTTTTGCTTACTCCAAGTTCAAGAGCTTTTTGAGTTAATATTTCCCCTTCAACATATAAAGCATCTTTTAAAACTTGAATATCCCCCATATCAAAGACCTCAGCTTTTGATTCTGTTGTAAGCTTTAAAGCTTTTCCAGTCCTTCCAAGGCCTTTAACACCTTTTTTAAATTCCTCTCCACCTTCTTCAGTCATAAAGATAATTTGACTTAAAAGTTTAGGCTCTGCATTAAACCAGCCCCAAGATAAAGTTGAAATAAAAGACCATTCTAAATCAACAAGAGGGTTTCCAAGTGCTTTTTCTAATCTATATTTAGATCTTTCAATAAATGGCATCACTTCAATTTCACCAATATTTTCACCATACTGCTTTACATATTTAGATTGATCATTATAGTAAGTAAAACTCTTAACTACACTATCAAGTGGTTTATCTACTGCATAAATAAATATTTTACCCTTTTTATCATCATTTTTACTAGCTTCAACTTCATCAAGATTAACATCAGCAGACAAGCTACCTTCAAAGCCTTGACTTGTCATATCAACACCTTCAGTTTCATCATCAACTTGAGCTCCGAAAAGTAGCCCAGCACCTGTTGTTTTTTGATTAAAAGAAGTCCTTACATAACTACTTAAATCTTTAACATTTTTTTCAGGAATATAAATAATTGTTGTTTCATCATCATGTTTTAAAAACCAAGTACCACTTTTTTCATCATTAAAATATTGTGTTGCATCAAGAGCAACTACCTCAAGTTGGTCTCTCTCCTTGACAGGTTTAAATTTAATCATTGCAGCTGATTTACCACAGCAGTTAAGATAAATATCTGTATTTTGCTGAGCTTGATTAAAATCACCTATATCAATCAAACCTTTAAAGTCAACAACTTGCTCAAAATCTTCAGTAAATAAATTGCTTGTTGCATCCATTAAACTAGTAAAGAATCTCAATTCAAGAATTGTCATCTTGCCATTATCTTTAAATCTTGTCCTGACATAATCTTCAATGTCACTCCAATCTGTTTTAAAGTAACAAGACATTGTTTTGTTTAGATTATCAAAATCAGGAATAGTTTTTGGATCAATCTTTTCTTTTTTTCTTTTAGCCACCTAGCCCTCCTATCCAATTTGTTCAATTGTTGTAGTTCCCCAAACACCTTTCCATAAGTACGACAAGGCATCCCCTACATGAGAGTGTTCATCTTTATTAACACTATCAGTTTTTTCATTATATGCATAACTCTCTATATTTACAATAAGAGCTCTATTTTTTTTATTTATTAATATTTTATTGTGTTTAAAATCTTGTCTCATAAGAGCATGTGTTTTATATATCTGTGTATTACTTACACCATACAAGTCAAGCCCTTCTTTTCTTAAAAGTGAAGCAATACCAAAACCTTTGAATGATACCTGAGCCTTACTTGCAATATCAACATAAATTGGGGCTTTCTCATGCCCTTGATCTTGAAACCAGTTTTTCACATCAAGGGGCTGAAAGTCATTAACTTTAAATACATCATCTAGTATTAAAGTCCCATTAGTTTTATGTGCCCAGCCTGTTAAATAAACTTGACTAGTACCACCATTATCACCGCCTGAAACTCTTATATAATCAGGGTTTGCTCTAATCGCTCTTTCATCTAAATCAATATAATTTTCTTCATCAATATCTTTCCAGACTCTACCGCGTCTAGCCTTGGTCGGATTAATATCAAGCTCTCTTGCCATCAACACATCATCATAGCCAATTTTAGCAGCCTGATAGTCATACCAAGCCCTATTGCATACAGGGTTATCTTGCCATCTAAAAGTGAAATAATCCCAGTGCCTAATATCATTATCAACCTTTCTTTGATAAAAAGGAAATGAAGCACTTCTATATGTAGAATATAAAAACACCCTGTCAACAGATTGACTAAAAGAACCAAAAATATCAGTTGCTTGGTTTGGGTACATTTCACAAACTACATCAACTTCATCAACAAAAATCACATCTCCAGCAAACCCAACAGCAGTTCCTTTACCTAATACTTGGCCTTGTAGGGAATTGCCGTTTATTACGATATGTTTCTGCCCTGAATAAAACTTTCTACCCTTTTCAAAACTCCAATACTTCTTTCTATCTTCCCAGTCTTTAGGTATAAAGATGGATTTTCTCAGTAACCACCTTACACCCTCAAAGGTGGAGTTCATGGCGATATCTTTATCACCACCATCTAAAGAACTTAAATCTTTATGTGTTGCAAACATAACAAGAGATTTTCCATGCTTCAGACACCATGACATGGCTTGTTTCATGACAGCAGATATGCCTTGTCTTCTTGATTTTTCAATATGAATATTTTTGTCACCATTTTGGATAGCAAATATCAACTCTAACTGATTATCAAAAGGTAGAAAACCAATTTCCCTTGATTTACCAGTTGTTCTATTTACATCATAAGAGTATCCATCAATTAATATATCAAATAAAAACTCTTTTTCAGCTAGTGCTCTTACTGCTTTTTTTAATTTAGGATCTTGAACAATTTTTAATAATATCTTTCTTCTAAATTTAATATATTTTCTACCAAATTTGGTATACTTTCTATTTAATTCTTTTCTTGTATAATTTTCTTTGTTTTTTTGAAATAAAGACCATTTAGATAACCAGCTCTTTAATACAGTATATATATTTTTTGTTTGCTGGTGATGGGAATCACCAGGAACTATTTTTACTACTTTATTATCATAAAAGGAATGATTTCTTAAACTATCAGCTCTTTTATATGCAGTATGTCTTAGTTCCTGTCTTAATCCCATTAATTAACCTTTAATTTTTGTTAAAACCTTCAACTCCTCTTTTCACTCTATCTTTTTTTCTTTCTTCAATCCACATTAAGGCTTCTGTTAATTTTTCAATTACCATTTCGTTTTCATGACAAGGGAAGTTTTTATTTAATCCTTCTATAATAGTCTTTGCAGTTTCAATAACTGTGTCCACTTGACAACCATTTATACCACTTTCTTTAATTGGCCCATCCTGGATAGTGAAAGATAGTGAGTTTACATCATTTCTAACATAAATAAAATTATTAGGTCTAATGTCCTTTTCAAACCACTTATAATCCATGCTTCCTGATTCATTAAATTTTTCAGGATATTTTTCCCTCAATTTATCCATTACCACTACTTTAAATCCACCAATTTCTTTTACATTTTTTAAAGTTTCTAAAGCCATTTCTTTCCTCCATAAAAAGGGCACTATTGCCCAAAATCTAAGTAATTATCAAAACAATCAATGTTACAAAAAATAAGACTCTTATATCTTATATATTCCCCTGTACATATTTTATCACCACAATAAAAACAAATAAACATAATTAATCTAACCCGAAATATTTATCAATTCTAACCTGCATTTCACCATCTAGAACACCAGCTATAAAATCAATATCTAAAACCTTAAAATCTTCATCACTTGTTATTTTTTTCATTATTCTCAATATTAAGAGTTCTCTAAAATCATCACTAAACTTAAAGAAAGTATCAGGATCTTTTATATCCAGCTTGTTAAAAAAAATAGGCCTAATTACTAATCTAGAATCCCTGCCAGTCTTAACATCTTCAAGTCTTAGTACAATTAAGTATTCACCATGATTATCATCAAAATAGGCTTGGTAACTATAAGTATCCAAAAAAGGGTATATCATATTATTAATATATATAGCTTTCATTATTTTCTCCACTAAATAGGATCTTCTATTTCTTCACTTAATAAATCTTCTAAAGTTTGGGCATCAGCAATCTGATCAACATCAAGATTTTCTTTTTGCTCCTGAGAACCCCAAAATGTTTTATCTAGTTTATGCAATAAAAACATTCCAACTTTTCCATCTGCTGCAACTTGCTTTTTAATAACTTTTCTTTTACCTTTTGTTATTATTTCTTCTTCAGTTTCTTCATCAACTGTAAATTCATACTCTTCAACAGTTTCAATCAAAACCTGCCCCATAGCCTTTTTATAGAGCCCGTCCTCAATGCCTGCAAGGATAACCTCTTGATTTTTTTTTAATAAGTCTGAAAAGTCAGAATTTTCTCTTTTATATCTATAAAAACTATCTTTACTGATTGGCAAAACTTCTATTAATTGAGCTTCAGAATATCCTTTATTGATTATTAAATGCTGTATAGCAGGGAACATCTCTTTAATTATAGGATATTTTGATTTTGCCATTATCTACCTTTTATTCACCTTTTCCAAATCCTTCACTTAAAATCTTTTCAATTTTTGGATTATCAAAACTATCAGAAAATTTATGCTCAATCAAAGAGTTTGCATTTACGATATAATATGCAAATTCTTTTCCTTCAGAATCTTTTATATAGGTTAATAGCGGATCTTTCTCTTTTCCTTCATCTAGATATTGCCTACCCACTAATACATTTAATGATTTAGGAGAGAAAGGAAATTTAACTTTTTGAGTACTACTAAAGCCTTCAATTTCATTTTCTTCAGTGAATACTATTTTTTCATGCATATCAAGAAATAATATTGCATTTTTACAATACACATCACCATCTTTTTTAAAAAGGTATTGATATCTTGAATTAACAGTATCACCTTTTCCAAATCCATCTTTTTCATCATCAATTGCACTTAAAGGAAAGCCTGTCAATATATTTCTTAAAGTAACAGATATTGCATTTGCAGTAACAGCAGAGTTATTATCATTCTCTTTAAAGTTTTTTGCAAATCTTTTCAGAATTGCTTCAATTTCCGTTCTGTAATCATCTGTATAAATAATGCTGTCAGGATACTTCTTCTTAAACACCTCAATTTCTCTTCTATAAGCTTTAAGAAATCTTTGATCATAATCCTGTTTCTTTTTATTATTAATACTAGTTACTTTTTGCCCTTTTTGCATAAATCCACCTTTTTAATAAAATATTTATTAGAGCAGTGAGGGCATATTATTTTTTTATTTTTTAAATTTTTAATATTTTTTTTATCTACAAGAAAAGTTTGTTCACATTTACCACATTTGATTTTATTCTTTCTATTTTCTTTCATTTTAAGCAGCCTCACCACTCAGCACATTTATATTATTTAAGATTTTTTATAATTTGTCAAGTGTCAAGATTATGTTAAAAATTAAATCTTGATAATTAGATAATAAAAAGCTACAATTAAATAAGTTCTTGGAGGTATTTATGCATTTACTTAAAAGAGGAGCTGAAAAACCATCTTTTAATCTTATTGTTAAAAAGTTTGGAAGTGCTGCAATGAGTAAAAAAGAGATAAAAAAAAAGAAAAAAGCAGGAAAGAATATAAATAAAGCAATAGAAAAAGAACTTAATAAAACTGAAAAAGAGGTAGATATGAGAAACTGGATTCAAACATTTATTAATTTAGGAATTGTTACTGTAGCTATAATTGGTTTTATTTTTACAACAGGAACACAATATGAAAGAATCAATAATGGGTTAAAAGTAACAGCTAAAGGAATTGAATCAATCAAGAGTGATACAAAAGAAATAAAAGAAAACTATCATAAACTTGATAAAAGAGTTGCTTTATCAAATGGAGCAATAAAGAGCAACAAAGAACAGATTAATACAATTGTTAAGACTATGTTAGAAAAATCAAGTAAGAGATAAAATCCTAAACAAAAGTTTCATTTAAAATTTTATAAATATCAGGCATTGCGTTACATAAGACTATATGCTCATTTGTAGAGCTACAGCTATCAATTTTTGCTCCATGAATAGGAACAAAGGATTTTGAACTTAAGTTTTTATCAAAAGTTGCAACAGTATCATTTAAAGAGTTTTTAAGCTCAAGAAATTTTCCATCCTCTGAAACCTCTAAAATAAATTTAATGCTAACAGTCTGAAACCTTCCTGAAACTTTTGTTTTTGCATCTAAAACCTGCTTTTCAAACTTTTCATCAAAAACTCTTTGAGCTTCCTTTCTTCTTTTTGTTGCCTGCATTTCTAATTCATACAGTCTCTCTAATTCAACACTAGAATTGATCATACTCCTCCTCTTTTTCAACTGTGGGAAATATTCTTTCTCCATCAATCATCACTAAATCAACATCATTGTCAAGATCAAGCAGAACAGTGTCTATATAAGGCTTTTTACTAACCTTAACTTTTACATCAACTTGACCTTGTGCTTCATTCTTACCATCACTTGATGGCTTAACCTTTGTTTTAAAGCTCATTATATTATCTTCATCTATAAAGCATTTATTCAGGTGCATTACTACAAGATTTAACTTTATGCCATCAGAAATAACTCTCCCCTTCTTCATTTTAATTAGAACTTTAAACATTAATTACTCCTATTTTGGGTTATCAATAATTTTGGATATTTTATCAACTTGCTCCTTTGTTAGCTCAATTTTCTTTAATTTTTCAATTAATACATTTTTAGGGTTTTCATACTTGCGAGGTATATTATCATTAAACAAAGGATTATTCATAAAAAACTCCAACTAGATATTAATTCTAATCTATTAATATCTAGTTGTCAATTTTAAAATTTAGTATAAAGGCTACAGCTTAGTTTGATAACTGATATGCTTTTTTTTAATTCCCAATATTTGACTTGATACTCAAGAGGACATGCATTCACAAAAGACTGTTCATCTTCAAATAGATAAATCGCTTCTTTTTTTTCTTCTTTTTTCATACTAAACTCCATTTAGTTCTAATACTTGCTCTACAATAAACATAATAAATTAATGGTGATAACAATTTTCCTGACTCTGTAGCACTGCTTAAAGGCTTAAACGTGCTATCTTCAAGTATTAAAACCCAGCATTTCTTAACTATACTTTCTCTTAAAGATTTTAAGCCCTGCTTTCTTGATCTAACAATCACATGTTCAGGATGAGTTAAGATAAATATTTCAAACAATTCTTTTCTAGTAAACTTATAAAAAACTTCATCACCATCAAAAAACTCATTTATTATATCTTTTCTACTTGCTCTTAGAATTTGATTAGCTAAAAAAGTATCACCATTTGAATATATAAATTTAGTTTTAAATTTATCACTTTTTGTAACTTCTTTAATTTTATCAACAATATCTTTTCTTTTTAAAGGGAAAATACCTTTATATGCATAAGTCATACAATCAGGACATTGACTACTCCCCATCATTTTACCATTTTCTTTGTTATATCTATACTCTGTTAATTTCATTTTTTACCTCACTTAAAATAGTTAATAGCAATTGAAGTCAAATTTAAAACTATGCTTCCAAGAATAATTATATAAAATAATTTTCTCTTAATATCTTTTTTTAATTTTAATTCCTGTATTTCTAAATCCTTATAATCATTTTCAATAATTTTGATACTCAAATCTTTTTTTAATTCAAATATTACTTTAGCATATTCTACAATAATATCATTAGCATTATCATTTGATTTTAAAATTAGTTTTAAATAACTTGTTAATTCTTTAGTTTCATTTATTAATTCACTTCTTCTATTATTCATAATTAACTCCTTTTACCACAGTTTAGTAGAATGAAAATATTCTCGCAACTCTCTTTCATATCTTTCAAAATCTATATTCAGGTTTTCACTTGGGCAATCAAAATCATGCTGCATAGCCTTTAGTATTCTTTTTATAAAAACAGTATGAATTTGAGATATTCCAATCATTGTAAAAAATTCTTTATCTTGATAAAAATCTAAAAGTAAATTCCTTTTTACTGATTCAGATAACCCCTTATAGTCATATCCAGCAGGTGGCAAATAAGGTATACCATTTTGTCTTATTTCATTCTCATTTATTACCAAATTCTCTATATACTTATAATTTCTATCTGTTTTCATTTTTTGTTCATCAGCAATACTTATTGTTGGATTCAACAGATACTCTCTTTTTACTTCAGGATCTCTACCATATTCAACGCAGGCATCTACACGAACTGATTCATAAAGTGCATCCATCAATATGTCAGGTCTGAAAGAATTTATTATTATTTTAACAAAATTAAACATTTTACTAAAAAAGATAAGCTTCTTATTGGTCATTTTCATCTCTCTCCTTTTCAATCAGCTCAATAGTTTCAATTAACTTTTCAACTAAATATTCTTTATCAAAATCATAGTCCTTAACAAGCTTAATTAATTTATCAAGTAATTTATCCATACTAAACTACTTTTACTTTTTCTTCAAAAATTTTATATTCATCTTTTAACCAAATTGCATACCTTCCCTTTATTTCATAAAAATTATGAAAAACCATATTAAAAGCTATTTCCATTTCTACTTCATTTCTTTGATTAAGCTTTAAATTGTTTTTAACCATTTTTCTTTTCACTATAACCTTCTCAAACCCTCCAAACCCAAAAAAATAAACAATAAATATAACCGGCCCTGCTATTAAAAATAAATAAATTGATACTATAAGAAGCTCCATTATTTACCCTCCAAATACTTATTTAAAATACTAATAAAACCTTCTAAACTCCAGCAAAAATGAACATCATAACCTTCTTTTCTAAGTTTTTCATGCATTGCAACTTGCTTTTTTAAATGCTCATTTTTTTTATACTCTCCATTCTTTTCTAAGTTTTTCATGCATTGCAACTTGCTTTTTTAAATGCTCATTTTTTTTATACTCTCCATTCTTTTTATAAACTTGTGACTTGTCTCTTTTCAGCTCTATTAATAAGCCTGCATAGCTTTTATTTTTCTTAAATAACTGAAAATCTGGAAAACCTGAAAAAGGATTAACTTTCTTTCTTCTTACAGCTTGCATCATTGTCAAGTTACCATCATCATTACTGAACTTAAAAACCAATTTTGGATGCTGATATTTAAGATAGCTAGATATTTTTAAGCTTAAGTTGTATTCGTTTTGCTTGTTCATTTCTCTCCTTTAAAAGACTTTCATAATCAGCCTCTATCTATTCAAAAACCCTTTAACAATACTCTCACTAACACTTTCAAGATTTAATAAAAAATTATCACTTTTTGGAGCTGCTAACTGCTTAACTTCCATCACAGGATAATCAGGATTTACATTATAAGCCCCATCCCCAGCCCCTAAAAAAGTCATTGCTTTACTTCCTGTCAGCATTTTAATATCAGTTCCAGTATCTAAAAAATGTAAATAATTCTTAATAAATTCTTTTCTTATACTATTTAAAGCATAATCACTCATGCTATTAATCCCATCTAAACACTTAACTTGACTTTGAATGTAAGATAAGCCTGTTTTCTTTAAAGCAGCTAATAAAGTTTTATCATCACTTTTATATCTTCCTGAGTCTCTTATACTAAACAACAAGCCTTTTTGAAGTAACCTGTTAAAAGCATTTTCAGCTTGTACCTGCTTCTTATCATTTTCTGACTGATAATTTAAAGCATTTAACAGAAAGGCTGTATAATCCATAATTTTACTTGTTTGAGAGTAGTTATTGTATGCATTTATAATCATAGTATTCATAACTTCTCTAAAAGATACCTTTTTTTCTATAGAAAGCTGGAATAATTTAATAAAAAGCAGTTCTGTTACTGCTATTGCTTTTTTTGATGCATTATCTGCATTATAAGCACTTGTTCCAATTATAAAAATTTCTACTTTATAATTTAATTCTTTTTTTAGATAATCTTTTTTTGCTTGATTATCTAAAGTATTAAATTCTATTTCATTTAGTTCTTTAAACATAGTTTACTCCTCGTTATTATACACAAAGGACAATCAGTTTTTATATTATCTATTTTCTGTAAAATTTCTGTATCACTAAACCTGCCCCACTCTTTGCCAAATTCTGGTAAAACAAATAATACACCGCAATTACTGCAAGTTTTAGTAAAAACAGTTTCTCTTATCATTTAACCCTCCACAACTTTAAATTCAGCTTCAATCACATTTATTAATTTATCATAAAAACCATTTTTTCTGGCAAAACTTATAACTTCTTTTTTTTCATTTTCTAAAAAACTATCATAACTTTCAATCAAATAATCAACAAGATGCTCTTCGCAAAAATCATAAATACATGATCCCATGCTAAAAAAACTAGATATTCCTGCAAGCGACAAATCAGACTTATCATACATTGTCGAGTCACCACAAAAATTATTACAATCATCTATGTCACATATAGTTACAGTACTCATTTAACCCTCCACAACTTTAAATTCAGATTCAATTATATCTTCTCTTTTTACATTATATTTTGCATAAATTTCATCAACTTGACTTTCACCAACTTCATTCATTTT